GAGTAATTCGCCGAAAATTTCAAGTTTTGGGTTTTCGAATAGAGGTTCCAGTAAATCACACACGGGATTCAGGAATTTGTTAATGAAATAATATGCATAATCGATGGGTAGATTATGTTCCTCCACGAACTTTGGATCCTCCGATTTTTCAAATGCTTTTGCACGTGGATTATCCGTTTTGATCAATAAGTAAGGTACGCGATCACCAGACCTTGGTTCAGACCCAGGTTGCCTCGCGCGCATTTTTGTCACGACGCGAACGTGTGCCATATTGATGTCACAACTCGTTGGGTCGTCGATATGTTCTTTATTAACTTTGGATATGGGTACATTTTTACCCTTTACCTTATATGTATCAGAAAGAGATTGACTTAATATGAGCTTACTATTAGGAACCTCCCCTTCGAGTAGTTCGATCGCACGTTGTCGCGCCAAATTCATAGGCGCGACTATATCACTACTCTCTAGAATGACATCAAGAAGCTCTTTACATACCTCACGCATGTGAGGTGTATTATCGCGACGAACGAGTTGCAACCCCTTTACGTCAATATAGTCCATGTTCATATTACCATCTTTACCTTTGGTCCATAGTTTAGCCGCGTAACGTTTTTTTGAATATAGAAAATATGGACAGTACACCTTTTCAAGTTCTAGGTTATTGGGTGCCTTAAACAGCCGTGTACACTCTTCAGCCGCGCGTTCGCCAATTTCCCAGCTATATTCGATAGCCTCTTTACCCGTTCGATCACCCACGTCAAACTCAACCATAACGCTATCAGTGTCACCGTATCGCACTTTAGACCCCGGAAAATTCTTTTCAACATACGATTTCGTGTCATCAATCATACTTCTACCCTTCCTAGTTACAGTCGACGCGATGGCTACACATGGAAGCATACCCCTCGATGCACCCGTAAACCCATATACAGAGTTCATTGAAATCTTATACGCTAACTGCTTTGCATTATACATGCGCTGTGTCGCACCCGTAGAGTTTGCCATATCCTTTTTAGCTTGCTTCCTAAATTGTTTAAGTTCTGCCAAAATAGCCGGTAAAAGGCTTGGGACGTCCTGTGCGAACTTATACTGACCGAACGTTTCGTATGTTACACCAGGAACATTATCATATTTAGTATCCGTGACAAGTGAAGAATAACATAGATTATGTGCCATCATGATAGATGGATATAGACCTTCAAAATCTAGAGCAGTGATCGGTGTATAATACGCACCGGATTGTGCTTCGAGAACAGTCGCCCCTTCATACCCGGCCGTATCCGTATACCCGTATTCAAATGCGGGAACCTTGAAACCAAGTTCTCGAGCCTTTTTCGTGAGCTGACTAAATACCTTAATCTGCTGCCCCCGTTCAACCAAATAATTGAGGGGTACCCACGTCGCCTTCGCCATCTCGAGTAAATTCATCAGGGTTGACAACTTCGCGATCAGTTTATGTGGGAGGATTGTATCTTTTATACAATACTCCGCAACTTCGCGTAGTTTTACTGGGTCACCCTCTTTGAAACGTGCAAACATCTCCTTGGGAGACATATCAATTTTCTGGTCCCCCAGGTAAATTCTAGAAACATTGTCAAGCTTATACGAGTCGAGTTTATACTCACGTTTAACCTCGTGGAACATATCGAATACGAATCGACCAGGAATGGGTACGAGTTTCAATTCGTTATCACCTAGGGCGCTCGAAGATAGTTTTTTCGATACCAAATTGCAAATATGACCACGGAGTTTACTCATTTGGAAAAACTCTCTCGAACAATTGGTGTATGAGGCGCGTTGCATAATATATTCCAAATCGAAACCAAAAATATTCCAACCAGTGATCACATCGATATCACGGGTTCGTAAATATTTACTAAACCCTGTGAGCATATCACGTTCAGTGTCAAAACTAATAATATTACACCCTTCCAAATTTGGGTCGGTTTGTCCATAACATAGGCATGTCTTATCATACGGTTCATCGTCGGAACCGAAATGTGTCAGCGAAATGGCAATCTGAAAACAAACGTCCCCAGGAATTTTCGGATCTGGAAATTTACCGGTAGAACTGTAACACTCTATGTCTACAGATGCTACGACGAATGGGGCGATAGTATCCGTTTTAAGTGGTGTTAGTTTTCTCCAATCTTTACAGAATAAGTCAATGTCGACATGGGCGTGACACGCTCGAATCACATCAGCATTCGTATCAACCCAGCCTGTAGATTCTATACCAGTTTCATGCATCAGGCGAAGAACCGGGTCAATATTCGCTTCGTAAATATGAAGCTTCTTGTTAAGATCCCGAATTGGTTTTCTCAGGCGGTTGCTCACCTGCTTTCGAGCTGTTAAATCCCTACAAAAAATTTGTAAAAATGTATGTGTTTCTTCATTTTGGAATCCCCATACATCTTTCGCCCTCACCACTTCAAACCCTGTGATGAGATCTTCATAACATGCATCTTCTATGTACCGCATTAATGCATCCTTCATCATACCCTTCGGGATCTTGACGAAGAAGTAGGGTGTATAATTCGTTGTGACACACACAGACTCTCCTTTACTCGTCTTACCAAACAGCCTGATAACATGTGTATTCTCTTCATCACGTGAATCCCATATGAGAACTTGAAATTGGACCATACTTCGTTATAGTGTGAAAATTTTAATATCATTACATAGTAAAATGTCAGCTGCGTTGATTGATCTTGTATCGAAGGGTGCTCAGGATGTATACATCACTGGTCAACCCGAGGTTTCTTTCTTCCGTCAAAACTATAAGCGTCATACCAACTTTTCTATCAAACCGGAACGTATGGACTACATTGGTTCATTCGGGAGCTCCAACGAGGTGGTCATCCCCATTCGCTCTAAGGGTGATTTGCTCAGCTACGTGTGGATCGAAGCTGAGAACATCTCCAACGTTCTCACGAACACGAATGGTTTGTTCTCTTCTGGACAAGGTGATACGACCGAGTTCACCCTTCACATAGGTGGTCAAGAAGTATGCAAACTTGATGCATTCTACATTCAGGGTGTTCACAACATTTTGTACAATGACAACTCTGCGAAAGCCTCGTGTGCCACGACCTCAAGTGAGATTGCTGGTAATGCCAAGGCAAACGCGACTAACGCGGCGCGCGGTTCGGATTATTTCGTCATCCCATTCTTCTTCAGTGAAGATTGGACCAAGGCTCTTCCCCTCGTCGGACTTCAGTATCACACTGTCGAGATCCGTATCAAGTGCAGGTCTAATTTCACACCCACGACCACACCCGAAGTGTACGGTACGTACGTGTACCTCGACACAGACGAACGTGAATTTTTCGTGAAAAATGAGCACGAGTTGCTCATTACCCAGTTGCAATACCAACCCGTGACTTCCACCGACACTGACATTGATCTCACGTATTTCAATCACCCAGTCAAGGCGCTCCACCTCGTATCGTCTGCGGTCGACGGTACAAACTGGGATACGCAGTATTCCTTCGATAGGTCAACCCTATACATCAACGGTACACCCCTTTTCGAAAACATGTCCAAGACGTTCCACCATAATGTCGTTCACGAAATGCATGTCGACACACTCCCATCTGATGTGCTTGACACGGCCCCCTTGTACACGTGGCCATTCTGCCTCAAGATGAACAAGGCGCAGCCTTCTGGAAGTCTAAACTTTTCTCGTATTGATAACGCGAAACTTTCAATCACTTCACCCACCGGTGGCGCTGGTAACAATATTAACCGCGTGTATGCTGTCAACTATAACATCCTCCGCGTGAAGAATGGTATGGCTGGTGTAGCCTTCGGTAACTAATTTAACCCGATGACCCAAAACCCTGCGTGCCTCGGACAGTGTTTTCGATCTCGATAACTTCTTCGATTGGTGGTGTTTCACATCGCTCTAAAATCATTTGTGCAATCTTATCACCTTGCTTAATCACATATTCTACACTCCCGTGATTAAACATGATGACCTTGATTTCGCCCGTATAGTCCGGGTCAATAACACCCGCACCTACATCGATACAATGTTTCGCAGCGAGTCCCGATCGGGGTGCGATGCGAGCGTATACATCTTCAGGTAAACCGACCGCGATACCAGTTCCCACTATAACTCGTCCACATTGACACGGGACAACAGTATCTTCAGTACTGTATAAGTCATACCCAACCGAACCTTGCGACGCGCGCGTGGGAATAATGGCATTAGGTGAAAGTTTTTTTATTAAAAGCTGCATTTATTATTTTACGTGAAACATCTTTAATGCACTTGTACTTCCATATTAAAATTTTTATGCATTTTAATGGTAATTTTATTTTCGTCGACGAGTCGTTTAATTTTGACACCGAGTTTTAGGTTAGAATCTACGATTTTCTGAACCGACGGATTTTCTGGGAGTGTAGGCATAAACATCATAAATCCAACCATCTTCTGGTCCATAGATAGTTCCGGGTCTGAGAGCATTTTTTTAACGATGGGGGGGATGTTGTTCATTATATATTGGGACGCTTTATTCTTTATACACGCACATTTTCATCATCATTGAATGACGAAGATCAGTAGATCCATATCGTAGTCTTTATATATAATATTTGTAGATAATAAATGAAACATACTATTGCTATAGCCGCGTCTACAATCCTCGGATCTGCATTTTACGTCCTCATGGAAAAATCAATTCCAACTGACGCAAATTGTAGTTATCTGGCGACACCCATGACAGATTTTCTTGCATTCGTATGGGGTTTTATCA